GGTCATAGATTACGAATCGAATAGATACATTAATACCCATGCCCAATGGGTCTATTGGCTTTGTAACTCGTGCTTTCAAGTTACCATTTAGAATAAATGTCCGTGTAATCTGTGTGTTATTTTTGAAAATAACATTTGTTCCTGAAAAGTTTATGCCAACAGGGTCAAATGAACTACCCAATGGGCCTTTAAAGTCACTATTTTGCCAATACAATGGCCATATCTTATCTGTGGTGTCTGTATCTGTTCCGACTGGCGATATCTGCCTGCAAAAACCCTTCAAATACAACTCCTGCGAATGCAGCGTAACCTGACCCAAATTAAAAGGCCCGACATCGGTGCCATCCAGCGCATCCTCATTCAGCAAGTCCAGTTCTACATCCTGATTCCTCAAAAAGGATTCCCGCCATTCGTCCTCAATTATGCTGACTTTAACCCCGTCTGAGCAACCATCGCAAACCTCGGTTTCTTCATAGGTTGTGAAATTAATCAGGCCGTTGAACTGCCATTGGTTGCCTTCAAAAACGAAGTCGGATTCAATGCGGACATCAACTGAACCATTTATAAATTCATTTACAAAGACAAGTCGAAGAATCCCGGCACCATTGGCCATCTGAGGCATCCGGTCTTGGTCTCCGGTAAAAGTTAGCCCGGTGGTAAACGATTGGTCAATGCCATGCGACTCCATCCGCTTTATGGCGAAAATCACTTGGTCCCAACCGACCGGCTCATCGACTTGCTGATTGTTTAGGAAAAACCTGTAATTCATAGCTTTGCGCCTCGCTGTTTGTTCAGAATCTTAGTGGTTCTGTTTCCTTTCGTAACATATCGCTCCAGACCTCTTTCGGAGATTTCCAAAGACTGCACTGGAATTGCTTTGATAGCCTGCGCAATCGGGGCCGTATCGATTGCCGTCCATTGGTTTTGCCGATTCAGGAAGGTGCTATTCCCCTGCAATAACTCCCTTGTCTTCGGTGCGGTGATAACATCCGAACCTTTGGGCAGGTAGGTCATTGTTGCCTTGTCAGGGGTCAGGAATAAGCCTTTATCAGTCCTGACCAACTCACGGCCTTGCTCACCTACAATGGCCGGACCGCCTTCAAAGTTTTCAACTCCTTTGGCAAATTCGGGCATCGGTTGGGCGAGGATGAAACCGGTTTGTGCGGCAAGTGCGCCCAAGGTTAGGGCAAGGTTTCCTGCCGTTACCGGAAGCCCTGATGTGTACTTAATTATGTATGGCGCAGCGGTAAAAATAGCATTGGCAATGGCTTGCATTTGATTTGCCCTAAATTCCTTTTCCCGATATTCCTTTTCGGCCTGCCTGCGCTTTTCTTCAATCTCAGTTATCTTTTGAACATTGCCATCGGCAAGCCTGATTTCTTCATCGAACTGCCGATTCTTTTGCGCCATTTCTGCGGCTGCGTATTGGCTTTGCAGTTCAAAAATGGCATTGGTATTGGTCACGATAAAGTCATACACCTGCTGCTGAAGTTCTTGTCTTGCTTCGGCTTTTCTTTTTTCTAAGTCTATGGCTGCCTGCAATTCCGCTTCATTAGCGGCTTTGGTCGCATTCATTTGCCTCGTACGCCGTTCCTCTTCTGCTTTGGCGGCCTTGTCCATTTCGGCATTTCTCTTATCGTTGAATGCCTTGATGCCGTCAAGAGTCTGAAGTTGCTGTTTGGCCTCCTGTTTGACTTGTTCTTCCCCTGCCTTTTTTGCCTCTAATCCGGTGACGGTTATTTCCATTTTTGAAATATCCATCCCTTTTGCGGCAAACTCTTGTTTGAGTTTTGTCAGTTTTTCAAGGTATTGCCTTTCGGCTGCAAATCGTGCAATTGGGTCTCCTGCCAATTCACCCTGCAAGGTTCGATACTGCTTTTCGAGTTCGAGTTGTTTCAGCCGGATAGAATATTGCTCTTTCAACAACTTTAAATCCTCTTTGGTCATTTCCTTCGCCTCTTGTTTCGGGGCTACAATATCAAGGCCAATTATCTTAGTGTATTCGGCCTCCATTTGCTTTAATACCGCCAATTCGTTTTCTCCGGCCTTTAGATTCAGTTTTGCGGTGGTATTGAAAGCCCCTGCTGCCGCCTGCCTGAATCGGGCATTATCATTCATTTGCTTTTCAATCCGTTCCTGCAACTTAATCAGAAGCAAAACCCCTTCTTGCTGCCGAAGGTACTTCATATTGCTTACGGTGGCATCACCGCCATACTTGACCATCGATTGAGCCAACTCAGCCTCAACCCTTTTAAGTGCAATGTTTTCAGTGGTTTGTTTTTTGGCCTGATTGCCTATTCCGGCAAGTTGTTTGGCAATCCCTGCGGCAAGGTCATAAGAGCCTTTCAGGAATGGTTCAAGTTTGTTGCCGATTGCCAAAACTAATCCATCAATAGCCGAATTAAATCGGTTTTGCGAGTTCACCAATCCATTTAGATTTTTCTCCGCTTGCGGTCCAAATGTCTTTTCAAGTTCTGCGGCAAACTTTGGCAAAGCATCACGGGAAAGGACTTGGCCTTGTTCGAGCATCTTATTTAACTGCCTTTCGTTTACATTCAATGCTTTGGCCATCAACGAAAATGCACCAGGAATCCGTTCACCTAATTGCCCCCTCAATTCTTCGGCCTGAACCGTGCCTTTCGACATCATTTGACCGAGTGCAAGGAAGGCACCCTGCATCTGATCGGTGGTTAGTTTCAGCACCGTTCCGGCTTTTGTTACGGCAAGAAACTGCTTATTGGTTTCCTCCTGACTTTGCCCCGCAAGAGTTGAGGCGGTAAAAAATTGCTTGTATGCCTCTGTGGTAGTTCGCAAGTCAAGGCCGAACTTGTTTATTGTTTCGGTTAGAAAGGACTGATTCTTAGCGTAGTTTTCGGCACTCCCCGAACCGAACTCGATTGCTTTTTGATATCCCTGAAAAGCGATTGTAGTGTCGATTACCTTACTGGCAAAGGCTGAAATGGCAGCGACTGAAAAGGCAGATGCAATCAGAGGCCCGACCGTTTTAAGCGAGCCTGCAAAGTTGTTAGCTTGGTTTTTGGTTTCCTCAAAACTGGTTTTCGCCTGTGTTGCGGCCTGTGCAACCTCCTTGATTGGCTTTGCAGAAATACCGCCTAATGCCGTTGCAAATGTTCTTGCGGCTGCTGATGCTGCTTTGGTATTGGCTTCGGCACCTGAGAATCCTGCTTTGGCTTTATTGGCTGCTTCCTGTGCTGCTACACCTGCTGCTTTTAATTGAGTAACAAACGCTGCAACTCCTTGTCGATTGGCATTTAATGGCCCTGCAATGCGAGCCATTGCGGTTTCAACACCCTTGCCTGCATTTGCCCCCTCGGTGCCAGTCCTTTTTATTTCCTCGTTTACCTCTTTGGCTTTCTTAATTACCTTCTCCTCTTCCTGAGTAATTTTTTGGAATTGATTGGAAAGCTGAGTCAATGCCGATACATCGCCTAGCTTGTAATTGACAATTATATCATTAGTGCTAATCGTTGCCATGCCGTTTGTTTTTTGCAAAAATACCCTTTTGGAAATTACGATAATTGCAAAAGTATTTCCATAAAAAAACCACCCGCAAAACAGGTGGTCTTTCGCTTCAAAGTTAAAACAAAATGGACCTTATTTCTTGCCTTTCAGCATCTGGATTAGTTCGTCCTTTACGACATTGTGCTGCCAGATGCTCATTTTTTCCAGTTTCTCAAAGTCTGATAAATTTCCCTTTGTAATCCTAACAAGTTCCGCAATTCGGGATTTGTTTCTTCGGATATATCGAGCATAGTAACTGCCTCCAGCATCTGTATCTGACTTATTGCCTCTGCTCGAATAAGCGTTTCCAAACTCGCTTCCCAACCTTTCAAAGAGGGCAGAAAGTTTAGTATGGGTAATTTCAAAAAAAAATCAGGAACATCGTGGTGGTTGGTCCAATGCGCAACCTTTTCAACTCCCTTCTGATAATTGTAAGTCGTGATGTCCTCGGTTTCATCGAAGTAAAGCACTGTTGCCAACTTCATGCGCAAGGTCAGGTTTGTGGCCAGATTCATGCGCTCTTTGAATTGGCTATTCAGCACCGCCAACTTTGCCAATAGTTGTTCTTTGGTCTTGTTCTTTGGGTCGGTCAGAACCGAATCAACCGCCTGAATATGCTTCTGCAGGAATGCCGGACTGATACCCCATTCAAGTTCTTCGTAGATGTCCAAGGCTGCATTGGCCCGGGTGTAAGGGATGTATGGTTCGGAAATGAACCGAAAGAAATGAACGCTGCCCGATGTGAAGGCATATTCAATTTTATCAGCCCATTCCTTCGGGGCATTGCCGTTGTACTTAATCGGCAGGGGCAAAGTATCGCCCGAAGGCTTCGTTGGCGGCATAGACCCAGCCGAATCCGTGCGGGACCTGCCAAAGCGTGTGAATAAGTTCATTTTGTTTTGTAAGCATGTAAAGTAAAAACAACCAAGGTGCCATGCAGAAAGGACATCGGCCTAATGGCTTCTCCAAGTGGTAAGGCAGTCGGTCAATCAGCCGGCCGTACCACCGGAGGTAAGGAACATGGTCGAGCGAGTACGCAAAGAACCATGCGAAGAAAGCGGTTGATATGGCTGCAAATGTCATCGCTTGCCGCCTCTGGTCCCTTTTGGCCGTTTCGTGCCGCAGTTACATTTATTTCTCATCAGTCAATAAGTTGCTTTGCGATTACTTGACCAACCCTGTACTTTCCGCATTCGTCAAGAATGATAATCTCATCGTTGCTGTTTGTAGCCCTTGCCCGGTACTTGCAGATTATGCCGGCAGGATCAACCCGGTAACAAGTGAACTCTCTGTACTTTGGTTTTTCGGTGCAGCCTGCTGACATGGTCAGGAGTGCGGCTGCGATTAGAAATATATTTTTCATGTCATTTTGTTTTTGCAAAGGTATAAAAAAACCGCTTAGCAAAACCAAGCGGATTTCTACCTGTTATTCAAATCATTCTCAAACAAAGGGGTTCAGCTCACCAACCGGGTCTGAGTATTGCCCGATTGAAAATGCTATGGTGTCGTATGCCTTGCCGTTGTACTGCGGCAGGATTAGAGTTTCTTCGTCATCAAAGTATTGCAGCAGGTATTGCCCGGCAAAGGGATTGAACCAAGCTGCATCAATTAAGGTTAGGTCGGTCAGGTCAATTAGGGTTATCCCGTTTTCAACATCCAGTATCAGATTCACCATCATGCCCTTGCCATTGGTGATTTGAATTACAATGGTTTCGGACGCATAACCCGGTGGAACATGGATACAAAACAACTCCATGCAATCGGGTAGCGGCTTGCAGACTTTCAAAACCTCGTTACAGCACTCCATGTTCTTTTTCGATTTCTCTGATTTCTTTGATTGTTTCCAATGCCCGATTAACCGCCCTCTTTGCGGCATCCTTGTCATTCACATGAGGCGAAGATGCCTGAGAGTAGGAAATTACCAACTGATCAAACAATTGCTTATCGGCAGGGTGCAGTTTAAAATCGGTCATGGGGCAAAGTTAGATGATTTGTCAATTTTATTTCCAAATTCTTGAAGACCATATTCGCCAACTATCTGATAAAAGTTGGTGGTGATGTAATAGCGGAATGTATCAAGGCAGTGGCCGATTTCCGGATTGTCTTTCTTCCAAGTATCCAGACTTCCATCGTTGTTTATCCTTGCTGCTTTCAGGTCAGCGATTAGTTCAGGGATAAATGAATCAGCATAAAGGCTTTCGTTGTGGTCGAACTTGGAAAGTAAAACCTTGCCGTGCCTGAGTACCAGATTGGTATGCAAACGACTTGAAATGTGTCGGGGGTTGGCATTCGGTACATGGATTTGATAGTTCGGGTCCAAGTTCAGGTAGTTGGCAATCAACTGATAATTGGACTTGTTATCGCTTGTGGCCTCGTTTGCATTCTTGCCTGACCGGTCACCGTTTACATGATACTCGAATCCCGGATATTCTGCCAAAATGGTTTGGCACATTGCCTCAAGGTCGTGCATCCGGTAAACCTTTAGGATATTGACATTGCAGTAATAGCGGTCTTTGGCTGCGTTAATGGTGTGCTGCGCAACGAGGCAAGTATTACCACCGTTTGCCGAGTTGAAGTCAAAGGATAAGTAAAGAGGCAATGCAGACAGGGCTTTGATTGCACCATTAAAGACATGGACCTCTTCGTTAAACTCCCGGGCAAATAGCTTTTCCTTATCCCAAACTCCCCAATTGCCCTTTGCATAGATTTCGTACATGGTGGAATCCACTTCCTTCAGGGCTTCCAATCGCTTGATGTATTCGTAGTCCAGCTTATCAAGGTTATCCAGATAGGTTGCCTTGATTGTCAGCACCTCGTTGGTTTCGTCTTCGGGTATCTCGTCAAAGAATCGCTTCTTCAGCCAATGCGTATCGCTGACCGGGTTAAATGTGATGAAAAGTCTTTTGGTATGCTGACTTTTACCCCGCAATCGAAGGGTTATTTGGGTGAAGTCTTCAAGGGTTAATTCGGTTGCCTCTTCAATCCAAATGTACTTGCTTTGGGATAGCGATTTCAATTTCTCCGGGTCATCGCAGCCGAGGAACACAATGCGATTGCTGCCGCATCTGATTTCAAGTCGTGATTCAATAATTCGGATTTCATTGCCAATGTTCCAGTCAATTATCTTGTTTTTAAAGTCCTGAAAAACCGAGTTGCGCAAGGTGGATGCAACTTTTCGGATAACGAAAAAGGTTTGATTCTGGTTTGTTTCGGAATCGAAAATCTCGGAAAGCAGCATTTGAATAATTTGCTGCGATTTCCCGCTTCCGGCACCGCCCCAAAGGATGTTATAGATTTTCGGTTTGGTTACGGCAGGCAAATAGGTCCGATTCCAAATTCGGGAATCGCTCAGGTCAAGAACTGCCATTATTCGGTTTCGGGGTCATCCATCGGTCGGGGCTTAATTACCCGATTTATTTGAAACTCGCCTTCAACTTCTTGCTTGTCCCGCCATTCGTCCTTAAACCGGTTCTTCATGTTGAAAATCCAAACGGTTGAATTTAGCGAGGTCTTCCGCACTTGCTGATTGCCTTCTGAATCTCTTGTGGTTTCTTCCGTATTTAGCAAGTAATCAGTCGCTTTTGATTCCCACCAAAGACGGGCTTTTTCCGTGCCTATGTTTTTGGAGTCAAGAAATTCGGGGTTTGCTTTGACCCAATCGTAAATGGTTTGCTTTGAAACTCCCACTAATCCGGCAAATGATTCAAATGATAAACCTTTGGCCATGTGGTCAATAAGCAATTCGCAAAACTCAGGTCTGTAATCCGTTGGTCTTCCAGC